AGCAATGTTAACGAATGTTTCTCTAGAAATAATACCAGACTGGTACCATTCTGAAACAAGACGCATAGCACCTTCTCCACCGACTGTAGCGGCAAAGTCTGAAGATAATTGGAATTCAATATCGTTACCAGTGTAATCAGTATCGTATTTCCAGTTAATCATAAATGCTAATATCTCTTGCATTGTTCCTGATATTTTAGCATTCATTGTTCCTAATTGAGCAGTCTGAGAAGCGTTACGAATTTCTAAAGCAACACCTGAAGCGGCTTGCTCTGGGGATAACATACGTATTCCCATTTTAGCCATTTCTTGAACTGTAGCTTCGATAGCTCTGTCCATGTCAGCCAAAGCCCCTGTAGGTGTTTCTAGTACTGTGATTGATTCGTCTTTACGAACACGTAGCCAAGTACCTAAACCTGCGCCCACTAGTTCTTCGAATTCTTCATCAGTCATATCTGATTGTACAACAGGGGTATAAGTAGCCGCGCCCATTAGTAAGTGGTTACGACGAGATACTTTGTTATATAAAGCAACTTCACGGTCTACCAAAGGCATTAGTACTGGTTCAATAGGTTCTATCTGTCCGTTTAAAGGGAAAGCGGGTATTTTAGTTAAACGCTCACCAAACTTCATTGGATAAACTGTATCATATTTTTGGAATCCACCATCAGCGGAATCTTCGTATTCTTGTTGTATAACACCATTTAGTGATTCTACTTCGTGTGACCCGTGAGCCTTCTTGTAGTAATCTAATACCAAGTAACCCTCTTCATCAAGGTAATGGTCACAAACAGTATCAACATAGTTAGGATGCCAAGGATTGTCAGCACTATACTCTTCAGTGATGTATCTTGTAGTCCAACGTGCTAAAGACTTAACACGAGTAACTGGGTGTGTTTTAACTTGTACGTTAATAACATTCTCTGCTTTGATTAACACAGGGTAAGGAGAAATCATCATTCTCTCTTCTGGTGTCATCATTTCTAATTCAGCATCAGAAACAGTAGGTCTATCAATATAAACCCAAGCACGAGAAGTTTGTAGTTCTTCCCAAATAGCGGCATCTAAAAAGTTAAATAGAGATGCGCCATCGAGTGTAATATCTTTTGTAATCCAATCATAAGCATTAACAGAATCTAATTCTTCAGGTAATACTAGTGATGATGGTTTTCTTAATAAAGCACTAATTAGCACACGAGCATACTGAGTTGTTAAACCCGGCAGTTCGCCCTCTGACTTATAAAAGTCATATTGTGCTTGTGACATACTAGGACTAAAAGGTAATAGTAAATTCGAATAATCTTGTTCAATGTATTCATCGTGAGCTTTAGCATGAGCTTCACCTTGAAGAACAGCACGAGCCTTCTTCCATAGTGGCTTCAGCGATAAATACGAAGCACTAGGAGTCTCGACACCACGCTTCTGCGTATTAGCCGCAGTCTTGATTAGAGCCATTAAAGCCTCCTTTTGTTAATGTTGTTTATTATTAATTATAATTAAAAACACTATACACCATAGTATTTTAAAATATAATTATAGGAACCCCTTGGTCATTATTTGCGGGTATTTACCTCTTTAAAAATTAAGGTCGGGAGGGAAATTAATCCCTCCCACCGATTAGAGACTGTCAGACACTTGAGAGTCTGTCTCTTATTCTATCATTATTTGCGGGTATTTATTATTTTACAAATAATTAGCCCTGCCATCTTGCTTTAACATTTCTGACATCGACATGAGTAAATCCCTTATAACGCCCAAACCTCCTGCATGGAACACGTTTAAGTAATTGTACACTCTGCTTGCAGGAACCCCTTTAACGACTATATCTGCCGCCATGCCTTTTACATGGTAAGAGTTTTTAGCCCCACCTATAGCCTCGTTGTGTTTTGGGCTTCTGTAACCACTATTGATTGTGATAGGTGCATCAAAGTGTTCTCTTATAGACTCTAACAATTCTAATAGTTTAGGGTCGGGTAAACCCTTTGGTAATGTTTGACTACCTTTACAAGCAAACTCTGATACTTTAAAGTTTTCAGATAAATATCCAATTTTTAACTTAGGTTTTGTCTTAAACATTTTTGCTAATTTTATTTTTCCAAATATCATTGTTTCCACTTATCTACCATTTTCTCACCAGAACGTCCAACTATATAACCACCTACACCGATTTGTAGTAGATTCCATAACTCAACAGGTAAGTCAATGATGTATTCTGAACCCATAAATAAATTCATTACGGGAAATATTAAATAATTAAGAGCAACAATCGCTATGATAACCATCATTAACAAAGGTCGCCATGAAGCGGTTAGCCAATTAGTTGACCTTGCTTCTTCTAAAACAATCTTTCCACGAAGTGCTTCAAGGCTGTCTGTATGTTCTAGCAGTGCTAGCTTTATCTCTTTTTCTACTTCTACGCTCTTGTCACCATCAGGGATAAGGCGTTTAACCAAATCCCCAACAATAGGAGCTAAAACCGTTATGATTGGTCCCATACTATTCTCCTCTTATTCATATTATGTTTTAAACTTAAAGCTTAGCTTGCAATATATAATCCCATTGACTAAAATAGGCATCTACTTCTGCTCCACCATCTGCCCTAGGAATGCTGTTAACGTATAGTGAGATAATCTTGATTTCCGTAGTGCTGTTGTTTGGTATCATTATTACATACCCCCTGTTAGAGCTAGCTTGTAGCTGACTGCCAGCACTAGTTAGTCTATCCCCAACAACATAACCGTTGTTAGCAACTGTACACACCAAATCAATCTGAACGGAGGAAGGAGCCGCACCTAATCCGTGAGTAAAAGTTGATATTGAATTACTGCTAATAGTAGTTGCAGCACTGACGTAATCCCAAGTAGGGTAACTCGAAATAGCCGAGTTAACATTAGCAGGAGATATTAAAGAAGTTGTAGTGCCGGTTCCGGCTTCCCAGTCTGCTGTCACATTAGCTGTTTCTAAAGCAGTTAACTCAGCGGAAGTAGTTACACCTGAAGGTATTGTTATTTCTGATAATTTACTCATTTTATTTTTCCTTATCTATCTTACAAATGTTACGCAAACAAAAGTCCTATCTACCACTGTTCCATTACCGTGATTCATCACAGTAAACTTAGCGGTAGTTTGAGTTAACTGAACTATATCTATATTGGCTCTGTTATCCGGTCCACTATATCCTGCCGTACCTGACATGGCGTAATTAGCATCGGGCATTAAACCTGTAGTAAAAGTTACAGTATAGGTACCTGTACCGTTTCTAACACAACTAGCTATTCCACTAGAAGCACGTATAGTACCAGTAGTTCCATCAATATTAGCCCAAGCTTTAACAGGGTTATACATATTCGTCAAATTAGAACCATCAAGAGCCGGCAGTGAGCCAGTAAGCTGTGAAGAGTTTATTGTTTTGTTAGTTAAAGTCTGTATACCAGCTTCCGTTACAACAGAACCCCCAACAGCTCCCATTTGAGTATATACTTGCCATGTGTTAAATGCGTATATGAGGGTAACACTAACATTTCCAATGTCTAATGTTAAGTTTTCTGATAACCCTGCTATAGTGCTACCGTTACGGGCAACAGTAAGGTTATTAACTCCCCAATCTGCACCGTCAACTAACACAACTACATCGCCCGAAGAGGGGCTAGCTGGTAAAGTTAAAATCCAAGAACTAGAGCCGGTATTGGCAACTATGCCTTCTTTTGCCACAGCAGTGTAGTTTGAACTCTTTTCAGAGTATTCAATACCGCCGGGTTCAATTACAGGCTTGTTTGACAAATCCGCATAACTACCACTAGTAGCAACAGTAGAAAGGTCTGATTGAATTGTTGAAAAATTTACCCAAGAACTCCCTTGGTAAACATAAAGAGTGTTTGTTGTTGTGTCTAACCATAATTTTCCGTTAACAAGTTGAGTAGTAGGGGCGCTAGTCCCAGAGTGAAGAGTGTCTAAAGCTTCAAGCGCATCATTAAGGTTTGAAGTGTAAACCGAACCGTTTACGTTTGCATTTAATGCTATCGAATTCGTAGCCATTTTTTGTTCCTTTTAAATTTATACTCTATGTGGAGTACTTTAATTTCTATTAGATGAATTAGTTGACCTCCCAAGTATTCTCAGGAGGTCTTGTTTTTGTTTATTTATTGACCTACAGCTTGCCAGTTTATAAGCCTAGCAACCCTAACTCCTCCATTATATACGGAGTAGGAGTAGCCGGTATTAGTTATAGAGCCAATAGTTACAGTATCTCCAGAGTTACCTCCAACCGGGTTTATACCAACATAAGGAACATCTGTGTTATTAATCCCACCATAAAAAGGTGTAGCAAATGTTACAGTTACATCTCCCGTAGTGCTTGAATTACTAGTTCCTCGTTTAATAATATCTATTTTATCTGCAAGAACTGATAATTCTGATATTGATATAGTATAAACCGATGATGCAACTAATCCTTTTAACCTAAATTGAAATGCTCTGTTATTGAAGTTTCCTGCTGTAAGTGTTTCCCAATCAGACCACGTAGGAGAGCTTGCAGGGTTATCATTAGTGTGCCTTACTTCAAAAGTAATTGCGGCATCAACACTTGGTCCTTCGAACCTTGTAACAGAAGACACCGGGTCATAATCAGCAACAGTAGTTATACCGTCTGTAATACTCGCTGTTAATTTCGGAATTAACCTAATATTTTCAATACTACCCAAATCTATATCATTGTTAAATAAGTAAGTCATAGTGGTTTGAGCATTGTCTAACTCTAAATTTGAGTTGACTACTGAACAATTTGTCTTAGTACCGCTAAAAGAAGGGCTTTCTAAGTTATTAGAGATTACATTAAACTCTGGCCCTGAAAAGCTATTTAACATTTGCGCCCAGTTAGCAGAAGCATTACCAGAGCTATCTATGTGCTTTATCAAATAATAACCTTCTGCCAGAGGCAAAGAAGCAGTTGTTGTAGAACCACTTATGTTATTAACAATAATCTGTGCTATTTCCCATTTTGGAGTAATGCTGTCATTTCTTAAATAACGAATTTCAGTAGTGCCTCCCGATACTACATCAAGGTCTGTTGGTAAGTCCCAAGTTAACAAAATACCGGTATCTGTAACCTGCCCTGTAAAGTTTGAGGGGTCTCCGGGGACCGCACTTAATCCTAATATTTCTTTAGTACTAATTAAAGGGGCACCCTCGTGATTATGATAACTAATAGGTGTTATCTTAAAATGATAGTTTCCTTTTCTAATATCATTGAATACATAGCTAGTATTAACTGTGTGGTCTAATACCTCGTAAACAGAGCTGTCTTCGTCTCTGTAAAACTCAATCTTATATTGTTTAATACCAACGCTTCCTATGGGTTCTGCAAAGTTCAAAGTAACTCTAGCTTTAACTCCAGAAGCCTTGTTTGTTTGATAAAGAGATTCCGTAGCGCTAAAAGAAGTAGGTGCTAAAGGTTGATTAACCACTGAACCTGTAATAGTTGCGCCATCAGATACTCTCCCAAGAGATGTTTGAGACTTAACAACAAATTGAATATTTTGACCATTAGACCAAATATCTTTTGGAGATATTAAAAATCTGTTATTAACTGTTTCTCCAATTAAAACATTGTTACCATTAGTGTCTGTATAATAAACAAGGAACTTAAAAGAACCGTCAACAGGAGGATTCCAAGTTAATTCTGCTATTGCGCTTAAGTCTTCAGAATTGTTGTAAGTACTAAAAGCTAAAGAAGTAACTTCTTCTAAACTAAAGTCATAAACGGGTTGAGTTGCGTAAGCGATATCGTCTGATACATTCCAAGCTAAAATTTCATGGTCAAACTTATAAGCTGAAATTTTAACTGTAAAATCAGACATTACTTTTATTGATTCTACACGAAATACTTCGTCAATTACATTAGCTGTTTCTGAGTTAATGTTAATAAAATCACCGGGTTCTAAACTTAACCCCTCTTTAGATACGGTAAATTCAACCATAAACATAGAACGGGATTTGCGAACCATTTGTTCTGCCATTGCAGTTGCGTGATAGGGGTCTGAAACCCCTTCTGGTTCCATATCTGACTGAAACGGTTGATTATTATCTTCTGCTAAATAAGCCAAATGAGCTGTTGAATTAGTAGGTGGCCACGTTACAGAATCATCTTTAAAATCTTCATGTTCATTTCTAAAAGATACAGTAACTTGGTTAAGTCTCTCTGTAGCAGGGTTATAAGAAATGTCAAAGCTGTCGTTTCGAATTAAGTTGTCATCATTAAAATAATGACTAGGGTGAATTAAAGCATTTAACTCTGCATCTGTTGAAGGGTACTCAAGTAATAATTTGTATTTACCTTCTGAAGACCAAGTTAATTCTGCCAAATTCATTGTAGACATAATCTTTTCAATATTGTCACGAACAAACTCTGCGGAACTTAAAGTAATGTTACATTCATAAAGAGGTATAGGTCTAGTTGAATTTAAAGTAGTTTCTACCCATGCAGTTCTATTCCAATACCAATACTTGCCATTATTAGAAGTATAGTATAAAGTATTTTCGTAAGTGTGGTCTTCTAAGTTAGTAGGTCTTGAACCTTCGTCGGCTACTGTAATGACTTGTTTTTGACCGTTAACTTTACCTGCAACTGTTCTATCTGTAGCAACAATCGTGTCACAAATTTTAGCCGCATTATAAAATGACTCAAGGTCTGCGGAAGAAGTTGGAAGGCCTCTACCATACGCTTCATTTGTAAGGTAATCTAGCAAACATAATGCAGGGTTGTTAGAGTATACTTTATCAGTACTCAAAGAATAAACACCGGAATTTTCTTCTATCCAGTGAACTCTTTGTCCTTTAATAAGAAACTCCATGGAAGGAACACCGTTATATTGTGCTTCATCTCGGTTAAGTCTAAAGGTAGCAGAAGCACTTGCTACTCCTGAAAATATATTAGTTGTTGGCATACCATTAGAACTTGCTATATTGTCTGCCACACCTCCGTCGTTGTGAGTTCGTATAAGGTGATTAAACTTTGAAATACTAGCATTGTAATGTTCACCATTGACTTTAACCCATTGAACACCTTCAATACCTCCGTGTGAAAGAGCGTACTGAACATTTAAGAATTCGTTCTTTGTTCCATTAACTGGTGAAATACTAAATCTTTCTGCAAATGTTTTATCAGAGTTGTCTGATACCGCTACGAAGTTAGGTTTAACAACGTGTTTAACTTCAACCCCGCCTAATATGTTTTTACCATAACAGATAGGAAGCGGTCTTGCTTCTCCAGAAGTAGTAAATTCAAAACCTTTACGCTTATCTGCCGCAAGCGCCATTTTGCGCTTCATTTTATTTTGTTG